CCAGCGGTGGCCATCTCGACCGCTTTGGCGCTGGACCCCCCCCTTCGCGGCGCGGCGGGTGCGGCTGCAGCTGCGGTATCCCACATACCTCAATCCCTTAAAAAAAATTTTTCACTCATTACCCAATGAGCCAACACCACCTTAAAAAAATTTTTTCACCTATTCGCAAATACCCCATTGACACCCACCACCTACACCCCTGACAATCACCTTGTCACAAAAAATTTTTTTTAAACGGAGAAACCGATGTCAAGAGTTGTTGCGTACTACCGGGTGAGCACTGACGAGCAGGGCCGATCTGGCTTGGGGCTGGACGACCAGAGGTCTGTGGTGCGGCAGATGGCGGCGAGCCGTGGCTGGGGCTTGGTGAAGGAGTTCACTGAGGTGGAGTCTGGTGGCAACTGCGAGCGACAGGCCTTGCACATGGCCATGACGCTGTGCAAGAACATCGGGGGGACGCTGGTGGTGGCCAAGCTGGACCGGCTGGCGAGGGATGCCAAGTTCCTCCTCGGGCTGGCCGACAGTGGCGTGCCGATCTTGTTTGGTGATTTGCCGGAGCTGGACCTGACCACCAGCACCGGGCGGGTGCAGTTGACCATGATGGCTGGGTTTGCGGAGTTTGAAAGACGCCGGATCAGCGAGCGCACGAAGGCCGCACTAATGCAGGCCAAGGAGCGCGGCGTGAAGCTCGGTGGATTCCGTGGTGCGGCTGGCACGGCGGTGGGTGTGGAGAAGGCCGCGATTGCGAACAAGGCAAAGGCCGATGGCCGTGCTGCTGAGTTGGCCGACGTGGTGCGCGAGGCTGTGGCTGCTGGTGGCGGTCTGCGTGAGGCGGCGAAGCGTTTGAACGACATGGGGGTACTGACGCCCAGCAAGAAGGGCCAGTGGCAGGCGGTCACGGTGTCGCGGGTGCTGGAGAAGCTGGCATAAAAAAGTGATTGACAGAATCATCACTTGATTGAGACAATAATATTTCTTTAACTAAACCGGAGAAAACGATGCAACGAGAAGACGTGATGGTGATGGTGGGTTGTGCGGTGCTGGGTGTGGCGTTCGTGGCCATGGCCGTGCTGGGCTGGTTGCCGGGTGGGGTATGAGGAAGCGGTCTAAGTACAGGCCACGCCCGGTGCTGACAGACCCGGTGGCTTACGTGGTGGAGAGCAGCACGTTACTGGTTGACCACGGCACGTATGTGATCGACTGGAAGCTGAAGCTCCATGTGGCCATGGAGATGCTGGTCAAGGGGATGGCGCGGAAGCCGCACCTTGACGCGGTGGTGGCCGCAAGGAACATCACCGAGGGGCTGATGGTGACGCTGGGTGGGCCTGATGTGGACGGCACCTTGGCCCGCTCTGGTGTTGCCCTGATGGACGTCTGCGACCGAGCAAACGCTGGCAAGGGCACCACATTGAGGGCACCGGAGATGCAAGCCTTGCGCGACCTGATGGCCCTGCACGACGAGCTTTTAGATGTGGTGACCGTGGGGCAGATGGAGCGGGCCATCGCCTATGTGAAGAAAGAGATCAGCGCCGGACGTGCTGGTCGACTGAAGGACTTGAAGTAACTCAACCAAAGGAGAAAGAAGTGAAAGAAATACAGCAACGTGAATTTAACCGTGCCATCGCAGTGCTGGAGGCGCTGGGGTGTGATTACAAGATCATCACCAAGACCGGCGAGCAGTTTGGCGGGCTTGAGGTGGTGGTGGCAAAGCCAAAGAAGCGCGCCGCGAACCGTTACCCCTACGGGGCACTGACGAGCTACGCACGTGGGCTGGTGGACATGGACTTGGCCGCTGGTGACGTGCAGTCTGTGCCGGTGGGTGGGTTTGATGCCGAGTCGGTGCGCTCTGTGATCTGCATCATGCTGACCAAGGCGTGGGGGACCGAGACCTACACCACGGCGGTCAGTGGCGACCACGTTGACGTGATGAGGATCACGGCATGAAAGAAATACTGATCGCAATCGTCTTTGGCGTGAGCTTGTTCTGGTTCACCGAGGACGCGTATGAGCACGGGTATCTGCAGGGATACCGTGACGGGCAGGAGAGAGCGCTCATGTCCCCGCAAGCCCTAGAGACTTGCACAAGGTGGTGGTTCGACGGCAGTGAGGTACGGGCCAAGCAAGCAATGAATCAATACTGTGAGAGGAACAAGAAATGAACGCACAACACACACCGGGTCCGTGGAGGATGCGCGCCGCGATCAAGTCAGATGAGTTTGATATTCGGGACGAGGGGTCATCCGGCGGGTACGCGCCGATAGCAAAGGTCAAAGGCGACAAGCGGTCAACGATGGAACAAGCGGCTGCAAACGCCCGACTGATTGCTGCCGCACCTGATCTTTTGGATGCGCTTCAAACTATGCCGCAAAGCATGTCCGCAACTGATGAAGAGTACTGGGCTTGGGTTGACAAAGCGCGTGCGGCGATCGACAAAGCAACAGGAGGTTAAGCATGAGCAGCGTACACGCAGTGACACAAGACTTGGCGTTCACCTTGAAGGTGGCGTCGTTCTACCCGATACCCACGGACAAGCTGGTCAAAGAGTTCAGCGAGTGGGTGGCCGAGAAAGGCAAGGAGCACAACTTCATCACATGGAGAGTGTCGATTGAAGGCGCAGTTAAGGAGTATGGAGTATGACCGCACAACACACAGGTGGCCGTTGGCGCTATCACGAGGGCCGTAACGGAGAGTTCTTGGTCTCTTGCGAATCTGGGGGGTTTGCACCCATTGCTCGGGTCAAAGGAGACAAGCGAACTACGCTCAAGGATGCCAGAGCAAACGCTCGTTTGATGGCTGCTGCGCCCGACCTATTGGCCGCACTGTACGCCATGATGGACAACTGCTACGACCCTGACAGGAGCGATGAAATTGTGCAGGCGTTCGACGCAGCACGTGACGCAATAGCAAAAGCAGAGGGGTTCAAATGACCTCAAGAGAACAATTTGAGTTGGAGCATTTCAACATCAGCCCCGCCAAGGTGGGCAAGAAAACCCCTGCGTTTTGGATTCACCAAGCCCCAAGCGCATGGCGTAGGTCTTTGAAGGGCTGGGTGGCACTGGCCCTTGGCTGGGTGCTGGGCACACTGTTCGGCGTTTGTCTGGTGCTTGTTTGGGAGATGACGAAATGAACCGAATCACACGCGATGACACCGAGCATGGCGTTGAATACGTCCGGGCTGATGAAGCGCAAGCCGAGGTTGACCGCCTAAACAAAACCCTGACGTGGGAACAGAACCGCGCAGAGCGCATCGGCACACACGGCCCCGGATGCCACCTGTGGGGTGACCGCCACTACGAGTGCCTGCTCAGAAAATTCAACGAGGAGAGCGCATGACCGACAAAGACGAACTGACCTCTGTCTTACAGGCAGAGCTTGACCGTGTGAACGCTAGACTGGCCGAACAGCCCCCGGTCAAGACCTACCACGGTGGTAAGCCGTGGCCGGTGGCACCAGCACCAGACCCTGCGCCCATCATCCAGCAACTGGTCACCGCCTTGGAAGGCTCTGGCACCAAGATGCGGTCTGACCAGTGGTACATCGAGATCGAGGCGGTGGCCGCTGGCAAGCACTACCTCAACAGCATCAACAAGGGGGACACATGAACGACTGGGACCAACTGCAGACCATCTGCTTGTACGTCATTTACGCGGCCATCATCATGGGCTTTGGCGCCATGGTGGCCATGTGGATTGCGCCATGAAAACCGTTGCCATATTCCTGCTGGTACTGGGGGCATTCATGCTGGGCCAGTACCTTGACCAAGAACTGATGCCACAACAACAAGAGGAGGTGAAGTGATGGCGATACACACAGACGAGGTGATCCGCAACCACCTGCGCGAGAACCAAGAACAGACCGTAACGCAGATCGCGTCGGCGCTGAACTTGGGGCCGTCGCGGGTGCGTGCGGTGTTGAAGTCCATGGTGGACGTGTACGTGAGCGGCTACACGGCCAACACCGATGGGGTGTCTGGAAGGGCGGTCCCGAGTGTCGCGGTGTACTGCGTGGCCGAGATTCCGAAGGACTGCCCAGCACCATGATCAAGATCATCTTTGCAGACTTCATCCACATCTTCCAGCCACCGACGGCTGACGAGATGGTGCGCGAGGAGCTGGAGCAGGCACGGCGCGAGCTGCTCAAGGCGCACAGCGCCGAGGAGTACGCCCGGTCCATGTCGCAGTACCACCAAGAGCGGATCACCCGGTTGACCAACATCATCGAACAAGGAGAACAAGATGAACGAACGAGAACTCGACTTGCTGGTCGCAGACCTGCAGTATGAAAACAAGCAAATCAGACGCCAGCGTGACGCGGCCATCGAGGAGTCCATCCGGCTGCGCCACACCCTTGAGCACATCTACGCCAAGTGCATTCTGGCCATTCGAGAGGGTGGACCCGAGGGTGCTGGAGGCGATGCACCGAGCCACAATGACAAGTCGTCGTACTGAGCAATTTAACCAACTGGGGGCCGCACGGCTATGACACAAACCAAACGCAACGTCTTTGAGGAGTGGGTCGAGAGATACCAAAACAACCCGGTGATGTTTGTGGACGAGGTGCTGGGGGTCACGCCCGACAAGTGGCAGATCAAGTTCCTGATGGCCATCGCCAAGGGCAACCGGCGTGTGAGCGTGCGGTCTGGCCACGGCGTGGGCAAGTCCACGGCCAGCGCGTGGGCGATGCTCTGGTACTTCATGACGCGCTCCCCGGTCAAGGTGGTGGTGACCGCACCGACCAGCTCGCAACTGTTTGACGCCATGTTCGCGGAGCTGAAGCGGTGGGTGCTGCAGATGCCGCAGCCGCTCCAAGACTTGGTGACGGTCAAGCAGGACCGCATCGTCTTCAACGCCGCACCGGACGAGATGTTCATCTCGGCACGGACATCGCGGGCGGAGCAGCCAGAAGCCTTGCAGGGTATCCACTCGGACAACGTGATGCTGGTGGCCGACGAGGCCTCGGGCGTGCCGGAACAGGTGTTTGAGGCTGCGGCTGGCTCCATGTCCGGCCACAACGCCGTGACGCTCTTACTGGGCAACCCGACGCGATCCAGTGGGTTCTTCTACGACACGCACAACCGACTGAGCAGCGAGTGGGTGACGTTTCGGGTGTCGTGCGAGGACTCGCCACGGGTGAGCACCGAGTACATCAGCGAGATGGCCAGCCGGTACGGGGAGGAAAGCAACGCGTACCGCATCCGTGTGCTGGGCGAGTTCCCGCGTTCGGACGACGACACGATCATCTCCATGGAGCTGATCGAGGCGGCGAAGAACCGCGACGTGGCCCCGACCCAATACGCGCCCATGATCTGGGGTCTGGACGTGGCACGCTTTGGCTCGGACAGCTCAAGCCTGACCAAGCGCAAGGGCAACACCGTGACCGAGGCCAGCCGGGTGTGGCGCAACTTGGACCTGATGCAATTGACGGGGGCGGTGGTGGCCGAGTACGAGGCGCAAAAGCAGGAGGACAAGCCCGAGTCGATCATGGTGGACTCGATTGGCCTTGGCGCTGGCGTGGTGGACCGCTTGAAGGAACTGGGACTGCCAGCGGTGGGTATTAACGTAAGCGAAAGCCCGAGTTTTAGCCCAAACCAAACTTACGCCAACCTGAAGGCCGAGCTTTGGTACAAGTGCAAGGCGTGGTTTGAGAAGCGCGACTGCCGCATCCCAGACGACTCCCGACTGACGGCAG